GGATGACTAAAAACACTCATATTTCAGGAGTATTAAACAATGATTCAATTCCTCTTAGTAATATTTATAGTATAAAATCTATTCTTAATATTGATAAGCAGGTCGAAGTTGTTCCTACAGAAGTAGTATCTCAAGGATATTCTCCTGATGAACCCATGTCACCCCAATATACTTCGGGAAGTCCACAACCAGTAGATACCCCTCCTTACATTTCATCATCATCAACTCCTCCTGTGCCACCTCAAGAAGAAGAATACGTAGCAGAAGAAGAATCAAGAAAACAAGCTGAAGACGATAGTGAAATGGAAAGTGTCTCTGCTACAGAAGTAAAAGAATCAATTATTCCTGGTATAAACCAAGATATATTCACATTCAATATGAGCGAACTTATGGAAGAAGGTGGTAAAAATAAGAAACGATTTGATGCGTTTATCCAAAAATTATACAGCGTCGAAGGTTCTGAAAAATTAGAAGTAACTGTAAGTGATTTTGATAGTATAATCGAAATGATTAAATCTCCTGATTCGGCAATAAATAAAACACCTATTAAAGGTAGTAAGCTTGATATTAACTTTACTAAAAAATCACATGATACTGATAGTAATAAGAGTATTTATAAAGGAATCCGTGTTGATTATTCCAAGAAGAGCATCGCAATGTTTACAAAAACAATTACTCTTAAGAAGAAATAATTTAATTAATATTAAATATTCATTAATTAAATTACATTAATAAAGTGTATATAAATGCGGCATCGTATGTTCTTACAAGATTACATACGACGTTATAGGTAACTTTAAATGAATTATTACCTTGGGTTCTTTCAAACTTATATAGATTGTGAAGATCACAAATAGTTTTCTTATATTTTTTTTCTAAATCACAATATGTGCTTTTAACCTTACATTTTATATATAAGTCATGAAGTTTAGTAGTATAATCAATCATTAAGTTATTTATTTTTACAGCATTCGGTCCATATTCGGGGAAATATTTAAGTAATTCAGGTAGATTTTTTTTACGATACATTGATTTAATAACAATAAAATCAACATTATTTTGGTCTTTAACTAAATTACTAATATTTTCAAAATTTTTATTAGTTAATTTTGCTCTATAATTACGGTCAGAAGTGTAAAGCATTATACCAGGCTTATTCCAGTTCATATTATTTACTATATTCTCTAATTCTTCATATGATTTAGCCTCCAGTTTATTTAAATTTTCGTATTGACCAAATTTTAGAATATTAGGAGTATCAATGCCTGGTATTTTTATTTGAACTTTTTCACCGGTAACATTGTTTGTTGATTCAAGATGATATAATTTATTTCGTGTGATCATAGAAACATTTCTACATTCATTATGTTGTAGTAAAAAACTGTAAGTATAACTTTTATCTAAATCATTATAAAAATTACCAGATATAGAGTCAAATAATTGCCTAAATGTCTTACTATTTCTAAATTTAGCCTCGTCTGCGTTCACACAAAATTTAGTTGAAACACACCATTTATCATTATAATAAACATTAATTAATGTGCCATCAATACAATCTTCAATAACTATTTCTTCTAAGGGAAATTGTGATTTGAACTTACTATAATCAATACAACCTTCAATGGAACGATTTATAATTTTTTTATTAGTAAAATCAATTATAATTCCTCTACTTTTTCTGACATAGTTATCGTTGCTAAATTTTAAATTTTTAGAGTATTTTACTATTATACTATCGTTATGAACCTTGCATTTTAACCCTAATTTTTTAATACTTTCAACTGCTGAATCAATATTATTAATGTTATTAATATCAATTTTACTTAGTAATGGATGTTGAATATTCATATATATAATATGTTAGAATAATTCTTTAAGCGCATATCAATATAAGTCGTAAAATACAAAATAATATATGTATTTATTATAAATATGAGTGGTATAGGCAAAATTAATTTATCTGATTCACTTGAAGATATAAGAAATTTTTTTAGTGGTCTCGTATCACGTGAAAGTAAACTTAGAATCGCATCAGAAAGTGAATTAAATGGAAAAGAAGTAACATTTATAAACTATAAATCTGAAAAAAATCTGGTTATTCTTAGTATTCCTGAGGAAAAAATAATTGTTAGATTTACTTTAGACGATGAATCTACATTTATGGGAATAAAGTCTTTGGAAATTACTTCCACCCCTGAAATAACTTTTATGGGTGAACCTTCTTCCACAGGTGAAGTAACTCAAGTGAAACCAATTAAAGAACAACCAAAACAATCTCAGGAAATTGAGGAACAATTAGTAGTAGATATAATAGTAGATGATATACAGGAACAAGAAATTACTATTTTACAAGAGGCTACAGTTTGGGAATTATCTTATAAAAGTAGCACACTTATAGAAGACATAAATAATCAATTACAAACTTATTATAATAAAAAAAATAAAGATATTGATATTGATACTCTTTATCGCGAATCAAATGTCATATTAGATTTAATTAATAAATTCAGAGCAAGCAATGATGTAACTGATAAATCGACAAAAAAACATACACCAGAGTTTAAACCCTTATTAGAAAATATTATTAGTAATCAATTTTTACCAAGTTATATTTCACCAATAGTTTTTGATCAGAAAAAGTTTTATACAAAAAATGAAATGTATCTTGATGAGGATTCAAAAAAAGAATTGGATCTTAAAAATGATATTATATTTGTAAATGAAGAGGAGGAGTTACAAATTCTTAATGAAATTAATACACAATATCGTAATAAGAAAAATACTATGCCTGAATTTAAAGATTTAAAAAAAATTTTAGAAAAGTTGTATCAAGGTGGTCAAATAGAATTACCGAATGATGAAGGAGAAAAAACAACTGTCTCATTTGAACCTATCAATAGAAGTCACATAAATAATATTCCTGATGAAGATAATAATGTAACCTTTTACAAAACAGAACTTAAAAACAATACAAGTGTTGTTAGAAATTGTTTTTCAAATGGAGGATGCACTGTTAATCCTGACAATGAAGATGAAGAAGTTCAATTAAATGTGACTGTATCAACAAGATTAGCAGACGGTGAAATATTAGTAATAAGGGATACATATGATGATCGATTTATATACGAGACTAAAGGAGAAGTAAAATCATGTAATAGTGCAGGAGATAAATTTTATAGCGGAGTTGATAAAACAACCGACTTACATAAGACAATTTCAAAACCTCCTCAGCATTTAAAATATGTTGAAGGAGAAAATGTTAATATAGTAGGTTTTTATATCAAGGCTATGAATTTTTACAAACCTAATGTTATTAATGGAAATCAAATAATCGAAAATGATGGGCATACCAAAAAATACCCTAAATTATTTAACGAAGGACTAACTATTAATGATGCCTGTAATATCAAATCATCTAAATTATTAAAAATTATTGATAATCATGAAGAATTTAATTGGGATTTATATAATCCTAACTATAATTATGTAATTTTATTTAAAACCCATGATGGCCGTCATCAATTACAAGAAGACGAATATCTTCAAATTGTGTCACATATAATACCTACAGTTGACGAGGTAATGAAAATTGAATCTGATAAAATTAATAACTGTATGAATCTTAGTGAACTTTATAACGTTCTTAATAAACACAATATTAATCCCAAACAAATTTCAACCGAAATCTTATTAAAGTATAATATATTTGGAAAATTCATAAGTAATGGGAATGCCATGAAAAAATACGAAGAATATTTGAAAAATAGAATCGTTCTTACTAAAAATAAAAGTAAGCAATTTATGAAATTAGATAATATCTTAATACAGTTTAAAAATAATGTTGAGAAAACCATGAGAATAAGAGGTCATTACATACAAGACGAACAGTTTGCTACAATTCTTAGAGAAAGTATGAAAAGCATGTGTGAACCAATATTTAGATTATATAATGGTGCCTTTTTAAAAGATTTTGTAAATGATTATCTGGATATTAAAACAGAAATTTCTGACAGAGAATATTTAACTAATTTAATAATTGATAAAACTATAATATTATCTGATTCAATTTATGCGATTTCTGATTTTACTAAATATTTTACGAATCCAGAGGAATTAATTTCACCAGAATATCAAGGTCTATTTAATAAATACCTTATCGAATATAATATACCTATAAACCCATTTACAGAAACTCATATCAATCATTTTGATAAAAATATTTTAAAACATTTAGATTTTATAAGCAATATGAAAGCTAATGGTAATAATTCTCAAGAAATTATAGAAATAATAAATCTAAATAATTTGAAAAAACTTAATGATTCTATTTCAAAAACCATGAATGAATATGGACGCATTGAATATAACAACACAAAAACTCAAACTGATTCTTCTTGGGAGGATTTATCACAATCAGAAAGAATAAATTATATACCTAATTATGAAATGGCCGCAGAATTACGGAATAGAGTAAGGCAAATAAAAGACAGTTATCTTGAACAAAAAACAATCATGAATGATTATGTTAAAAAATGTAAAAATATTCGTATAATGAAAGAATATGTTTCATTAGAAGACTTAATTTATGATAACAATAAAATTACCTATACCAACGATAAATATGATACAACCAAAAATGATTTAACTTTGGCAACTAATCTTAGAAGTAGTATAGAAGCTGCCAAATTTGAAGAGGAATTTGAAAAAATGATGTTCTCCACTTATATATATGAATCAGATGAAAATGTTAGGGCAAAAATATCTACAGTTTTATCTATATTGTCAGATCCCTCACTAAAAAAGGCACGTAAAATAAAATCAGGAGATTATGCTATAATTAATGATGGTAAAAGAAGACTATTATATCTTAGACGAGGTCAATCTTGGATACCAATAAATAAATCACATGGTAAAATAGAAACCTGTTATAATTATGATGAATTATTTTTGGGTTTAGAATTTAACGATATTAAACAATTTTGTATAGATTACAAAGCCGATAATCATAAAGATTGTATTAAAAGTCCAGATAATGATGTAATTGTTAACAAGTTGTATAAGTTAATATTTTTACACGATAACATACAAAGTAAAATAAATAATATTGTTAAATCCTTAGAATACCAAAAAACAATTGATGAAAAAATAGTTAATTTAGAAGCCGATCTTAAAAAAAGATTGAAAGTTATAAAATCAATGAATAGAAAAAAGGAAAATAAACTTCAAATTGTTCAAAAACCCATTCAAAAAGTAAAAAAAGTTTATCCTCCTAAAAACATTTTAAATAGATTAGATGGTATAAAAAGACTTGAAGATTTTGACCAAAGAAACATTCTTCTTAAAAATTTTATATCAGAATACGGTGTTCAATGGAAAACAGTTGATGGAGAAATATTAGGCGGAGATCAATGGTGGTATAATATACCTAAAGTAAATGTTCCTTTAATATGCACTCACAATAATCTATTAATGGATTCTGCTTTAAAAGATACTAAAACTAAAGAAGATAATATGAGAAAGGTAAGAGATGAATTTGGAGTTTTAGATGGAGAATATTATTATTGTAAAGTATGTGGTGAGGTTATTGACTTTCAAAAGTATAGCGAATTCGAAGGATTTGGAAGAGATGATAAAGTTATAAATGTTAGAGAAGTCATGGATGAAGAAGATGAAGACTATGAAGATATTGATACTATGGCCAGTATTCCAGTTAGTAGCGCAAGAAGAATAATCAATTTAATACTTAGAAAAATAAATGTTGATCTCACTGTGAATGATTATAAAGAAGTGATTGAGATAGTAACTAATCGTATTGAAAAAATGAATAATGAATTAACTAATTTAAAATCGTTTTATTATAATTTTATTAAAGGAGTAGGAAGAAATGCTCAACAACAGCAAAAAGAAAACGAACTTCTTTCTAGATTTGAAAGTCTTGCTGGAGCAGATTATACTGTTGACTTCTTTAGAAATATTAACAGTAAAACAAAAGACCCTAAGTTACTCAAATTTGTAGCTTTATTTTATGATATTACGACTAATAAACCAGGAAAGTATATAAAACTTCAAAAAGGGCTTCAGGTTCTGACAATATTGGCATATAGTATATCAGCATTAGCCGAAGTAATAAGAACATCAATACCTGATTATACTATAAAAGGTAGCGGTGTTGAAAAAAGTCAAAAAAAAGGGAAGCAAGCTTCGGGAATTATTATTAATGATATTTTTGACTCTAAAATTATACAAGATGGTGTTAGTAAACTTTGGATAACTTCCTACTTAATTGATAATATTTTTGATGATATAAGTAAATCCAGTAATAATGATTTACGAACTGTTAATATTTTTTTAACACAAATGATTAAAATTTCTGTGGAGGAAATTGATAAAAGACAATATTACACCCAATTTGTAGAAGAAAAATATAAAGAAGTCTCTGATATGGGTAATATGAAAGAAAGAGTAGAAGATAAGGAAAAATACCAACTTGAAACATATGTTAAATCAGAAACTAAGATTAAATATGATTGGGATGAGTTTTTGCCTTCTTTAGAATTTAATAATACATATACTTATACTCCACCTAATATAAGTTCAATAATATCATCTCAAAAATCAAATATAGAACAGTTAAAAGAATTAAATGTCACTTATACCACTTCTCCTAATGAAAGCTTAAAATCACAAATTCAAACCAAGACATTTGAAATACAAAATAAAAATCAAGAACTACGAAATATTGAAAGTAAAATGGGTTTTAATCTCATAACTAAGATAAATAATATTATTACAAGAGAATCATTACCCGCTAACTTTAACCCATCTGCTTATACTAATTCTTCTAATTACGATAGTATAAAAGGGGATTATCTTGACGATTTTATTAAGATTGACACTTCTATTCAGGAAGTTAAAGATGATCTTGATAAAATAAGAGAATATTTTACCAAATACAATTATGATAGTAGCATTATTTATGATATAATTATTACTACACTTAAAGTCAGAGATTTACAAGGCTTTATGAAATTAGATAGAACCTTATATCAAAATAACGACGACCTTGTTAAAACGGCTTTAATAAATAAAATTAAGCAAAACCACTATATGTATAATCTTAACGAAGGAATTAATTATGGTCAATTAAGATATTTCAAAGAATTAAATGACAGTGATTATTACATCGTAACTGAACTTATGCAAGAAGAAATACAGGATGAATTATTTGAATCTACACTCAAAGAAAGATTGCTTGCTAAATATGGTGAAACTTACCCTAATATTGAATTTAAATTAAGAATTCTTAATGAATTTAACGGAAAGGCAGAAGTAGATGTAATGTCTATGGAGTTTAAAACTGATATTTCAGAAAATATAGATTCATTAACAATGGGTAAATCAATCCCGGAAATTAATGAAATTATAGCAAAAATTGAACTTAACGCAAATGACATTCAGTTAAATACTGAGAAATCATTTATTCATATTTCCAATGAAGTTAATAATAAAGATATACTAGATGAAAAACTTAGAGAAATGTTATCAAGTTATGCCTCAACTTGTTCAGATGAGCAAGTTATAGGTGATACTGTTAATCAATTAATGGAAATACAAAAAAAATTACTTATTGATTCGCCTCAAAATGATGATAGTCAATTATACAGAACATCTAAAACTAATATAATTGAAAAATTGGCACCGTTCTTTACCTATTGTAAAGAAGATATGAGTAATAAAATAAGATTAATTTCAGAAATAGCGGGAGGCAATTCAAATGATATTTTGTCTCATATTACCGATATAAATGACTATTATAATGAATTAATAGAAAGTATAGATGCGCGTCTAAAAATTGAAGATATTACTAATCCTGAGATTAAAATATATGAAAAAAGTTTCCGAGAAAACGGATTTAAAACCTCCAGATTTAGTAATAGGGTTAATGCTCAAATATCAATAATTAGGTATATTATTAATTGCTTATCTTGTTTTCATTATAGATTATCAAACAATAAATCCGAGATTGAATTTTCAACATTATTTTTACAAGAGGATGATAAGAAACATATGGAAAAAATTACCGAAAATGCCAGCTATATTAATAAAACAATTACGAGAATAATAGGTGATATTCAAACAAGAGGAAATGACAAAGACTTATTTTTAATGCCCGTCGAACAATTTCAAAAAATAAACATTCTATTAGAAAAACTAACTATGTATAATAATTCTTTGGATAATAAAGGTATGATTAATACTGTGTTTGTTAATAACCCTGAAATTATGATAGGATTTACTAATAATATAATTGTATATCTTATCAATTTATTAGTATCCGAAATTGATGAAGATCATAATAATATAATGCGTCCATTAATAAACAACATTATTCTGTATATTAAAAATTCTTCATTTACAAATGATATAACTGATAAAAATATCAAAACTATATTGGATAAACATAGAGCGGATGAGAATCAATCAAGATTGAAAAGATTTAATAAGAAGGATGATGAAGAGAAAAGTTTACATAATATTTATAGAAAATACAATCTGGGAAAACAAATAGTAGAAGACGAGATAACTATAAATGACGCTGAAGTTGGATTTTTATCAGTACAAACTGACGAACATACCCCAATCATGCAGAACAATGATGGTTTAGATGATTTTGATGCGGAAGAAGACCTTATTAATAGCATGGAAATAGATAATATCGCACTTGCTGATAATATACTCGAAGAAGATATTGAAGATAGAGAAGAGTATGAATAAAATATCAGTTTATTATAAATAATGTTAATATTAATATTAGTTATAATTCTTATAATTAGTTTACTTAAACCAATAAATAGGGAGAAATATCAAAATCAATTTTGTAAACTTAGTAATTATGATAATAAACGTATGACAACGCCTATTAATATGATATTGAATGATATCAAACCGTTTAAGCTAACAGATAAAATGAAATATGTTGAATCTAATATTGTTCTTTCAATAAAAGAAATTAACACTATTATCTCCAATGTTACGACCACATCTAAGAAATATAATTTTAAACAACTTATAGGTATTAAATATAATCTTATAGATCCCCCAAAAATGAATATAGTCCCAAGTAAATATACTACCGTTTTTCCTAAAAAAATATTTAATAAGCTCGCTAAAGAATTTAATAAAAAATTGGTATCAAAAACCGACCATTGTAATGCTAATACTCCATGTAAAATTATATTAAAAGATTCAAGAGTGCTTAAAATAGGTAAATTTAAAGATAATATAGCTATAGAAGGGCAGTTATTAATTAAAATTAAAGACAGAAATATGGAAATATTAATAAGATACGTCGGTAGTGATATTAATACGTTTACAATACATTATTTAAAACTGGAAGGTTATGATTTGGCAAAATTTTCCAGTGATCTAACATATGATAATGTAAACATATATTCTGAACCTATAGTTAATACTTATAAGGGACATAAGACTTATTTAACATCTAGTAATGAAAGATTATTGACTGATATAAAAATAAAACCTACGATCGATGAAAATTTAAGAGAGAGATGTTATGGTAAGTCTGAGTTTAATAAAATGGATTGTGAAAAAAAATTTGATAGTTTAGGGAAACCGCTTAACATATTTGGTATATGGGATAAACCCTGTGTAACAAATAAAGAGTGCCCTTTTTATAAGGCAAACAAAAATTTCAAAAATTCACTTGGAGGTTGTGTTAATAATAGGTGTCAAATGCCTTTAGGAATAGAAACAAAGGGTCCAACAAGACATAAACCTATTAAATTAGCTGTATGTGGTAATTGTAAAATAGGTGTAAACTGTTGTGAAGAACAACGAGATGCAAAAAAATATCCTAATCTTAAATCACCAGATTATAGATTTCAAGATGATAGTAAATTAAGAATGGACCAAAACTTACAATAATCTAAAATGATTAATTTTTTTTATATTACATTTACTAATTCCAACTTTATATCTACATGATCTCTCCGGATTATTAGTAATAAGACCAATATTTCTATAAAATTTATAAACTCCTTTATGAAGTTTATGATTATTATTAGATAAATAAATATACTCTGGATTAAAATCACGCATTTGAAGTTTATAATCATCACTTCCTACTGATTTAATTGACATTAGATTTTTAAAAACCGTTTGAATAAGATTGTAACCATTATTCTCTGAAAAACGTTTATTAACAAGAATGTCTATTTTAATAGCCACAGTATCAGGCATACTATTAAATATATCATAATGTGTTAAATCTATTTTGGACTCATTATAATTAGGAAATACAATTTTTACATTTTGTTTATTAAGGCCTTCAAGTCCTATAAATTTAAGAGGTAAATTTTTGTGAATGTATTTTATAATATTACTAGGGTGAGATGTTAGAAGAAAAAAAGAGTTAAATTTATTTTTTTTAAATTTATCTAAAGTGTTTTTGTCAAATGT